TTGCTCGTATCCCCTGCCCTCTTGTGACCTTTCGACCAACCCTTGTGATCGCTTGATGTCGGTGTCGGAAACATCCCTTTCATGTGTACCGCCTGACTGAGATTCACTGAATGCATCGAGCCTTCCTTCTGTTGACTGCTCTTGAGTTTGTCTGTCCATGTGTCTGCTGTTGTTGGTGTTGGAAACATCCTTACTGTGTCTGCTAGATTTAGGCTGTGACTCGGATATTTTGAATTGGGATCCTTGTGCTTTCTTCTTCCCTCTTTTGTCAGTTCTATGTTTTTGTGTTCTATTTCCATTGTTGTCGGAGTAGGCAACAATCCAGATTCTCTTTCTTCGATGCCAAGCTCCCACTTCGTCTGCTCCGATAATTTGCCATTCTGCATCATACCCGATTTCGGCAAGGTCTGCAATAACTCTTGTTCCACCTCGAATAGTGAGCATTGGTACATTCTCAATGATCGCGTATCTTGGTCGTACCTCGCTAATGATGCGGTGCATTTCTGACCAAAGACCAGACCTCTTTCCTTCAATTCCAGCTCCTTTTCCAGCTATAGATATATCCTGGCATAATTACGGAAAGCCACCAGTGATCAAATCAATATCACCAGCAACTTTCACTAACTCCTTTCCATCTAATTTAGTTATATCCTCATATATGGGGACATCAGGAAAATTCTTTTTTAATACTTTTTGAGCATACTTTTCTATCTCACAAAAACCTACTATATCTAATTCATCTCCCCATCGCCATTGAGCTGCTAGGGCAAATCCACCAATACCAGAGAATAAATCAAGCATTTTCATTAAAAACCAAAGTTTGTTGTGATATATGATTATTGTATCTAAGTATCATTTGGTCATAATAATCTTTATCTATTTCGCATCCAACTAAATCAAAATTATAATTATAACAAGCAATCGCTATTGAACCAGAACCTAAATGAGTATCAAGTATTTTATCGCCTTTATCTGCATAGTTAATTAACAGCCACTCATATAAGGAAATTGGTTTTTGAGCTGGGTGTATTCTAGCATCAATACCACTATTATCCCAGTTTACTACTTTGCCTTGTTTGTTTCCTGACCAAGTATATTCATATATAGTTATTCTTTTTTGCTTAGAGCATGATGCTATATCACATTCTGAAAAACCCAACTTAGTGCCATTAGTTCTAATTTTTTTATCATGTATTATTCTACCTACAGATGGTATATACTTAGCGTAATAGTTACACCCCCATATAATCTGATGCTTTGAAACTCTATGTAATTCTATGAAATACTCTTGCGAGGGAATAGAATCATTCCATTGCTTTTTTTTATAATTTGTTTTTCTTATGCCATTATTATATTGCAAATCCATACCTATTCCATAAGGAGGATCAACAATAGCAAGATCAAAATAATTATCACTATGGTTAGCCATTAAATCCATACAATCCATATTTAATAAATTAACCATTTTTAATTTCTTTTATTTTATTCTCTAGGTCTAGTTTTATATCTTCAAATACAACAAGCTCTTTATTAATTGAATTTGCTTTTTTCTTTAACCTGGCTAGTCTATCTTTATCTATAGCAGTCTCTATCCACTTTCCAGCCTCTAGGGGATGTTTATGCCACCAATATATATGGCAGCCTAGACATAATGCTTTCACATTCTCTACATCAAACTGCATCTTGCGATACCTACCTCTAGGATAAATGTGCGAGGCATGAAGTACATCTGTTTTGCCACACCTCAGACAACATTTATCCCTGAGTATAACATACTCCCTTACTAATTGATGAAGTTTATTTCTTTGTGCTGGTTTCAATCTTCGTCAAATGGGAATTTAGTTTTATCTTGGCCATTCATCACGAACTGTACCCATTCATCAATACTATCCATTGTTGCACTATTCAACCCTTTTCCCATCTTATATGCCTCTATAGCAAATCCATGTCTGACTTTGCCTTCAGCAATAGCATCCCAATTAGGTGAATTTGTATTTTTATTATTTTGTTTCTCAACTATACGACCATTTATTGTATAACCACCACCATTATTGCTTTTTATCGCAACCGATGTATTCACAGCCATTTTATTTAAACATTCTATGACTTTTTCTGTATCATCATCTTCATGCACAAAAAAACTTTTTTGGATTCCATCATGTACAACTCCGAACATTGTGCTTCCATTACTGCATAGCTTTCCTGTTCCATCGTAAGATTTTGTTACTATTAATGAATCACCTTCATTAATTCTATCAAGATTAATACTTGGTTTATTTGGCATATTAGCCTCCTGTTTTTTGTTTCTTTTGTTTTGATAACCATTTTTTATGCTGGACACTTGTTCGACCTTCTCTGTTCCATTTCTCGTTCAGTTTTCTTTTGAACCGCTTTCTATCTTTTGCTTTTTTATTAGGCATTATCTAGTAAATAGCTGATAAAGAATAACTGACACCACCCCTGTTATCATATAAGGTGCGATCTTTTCTAGATAGTACCCAAGAGTACCTATCCAAAGTTCTAATTTATCTATCATGTTGTCTCCTATATGTTGAATAAATTATATTGATCATTATTGTCATCATCTGTTCTTAATCTCCAGAGATGTTCTTTCTTCCCATAGCCACCCATCACAAGTTTGTCCAATTTTATTAATTTGCCCTTTGATGTTAGGTCGGTCAAAGCTCTTCTAACAGATGTGATAGGACATTTTAAATTCATCTTATCTAATATCATTGATGGACTAAGTGGCTGCCCAAATGTAAGAAAGAAACTATATATCTTTTCTTCCTGTGTCCTTGTCCTGGTGTGAGAAGTTTTTAAATGGTTGCCTTTCTCGCTTGTTGTATTATAGTACATTAATACCTCTTTTTAGCGTGAACATCTACTTCAAGTTTTTCGAGTATTTGAACAAGTTTTCTGCAAAGCCTATCAAACCTATTACTACTCATTTTTTCGGGCTTATATAGGGTAAATTTCGCCTTATTCTTCATTCTGTGCTGGTATCTCCATAGCTTTTACCATCTTATCCATACAATCTGAGCATTTCCATATCTTATCAGACTCATGATCCTCACAAACCTTATCTTTATTAAGGTCAGCATCTCTTATGACCAATCTATCAATTTCTTTGTGCATCACATTATTTATATCATCAACCATGTTGCTAATATCTCTAATTAAATCTCTTAGGTCCTCAGCACCTAGATCATCTATATCTAGTTCAGTTTTTGAATAGATCCTTGTGATAGCGTTATTTACAAGTTTGAATACGCTTTGCTCTTTTGATTCCCAACTTAATCTATGCCCATAGATGTTATTGATATTTAACATTGTTTGCTCCCCCTACTATGATATTCTTTTATTATCTGTTTGGTCACATCTTGCTTTTTTGTATTTGGATATTTTAACACAATAACAATTTTAGGTTCTCTATGTTCAAAATAATCGAACCTAGCATCTATATCCCAAAGCAATTCATCTAAGGTGTCTCCATTAGCATTACAGAAATTAAATCCGTCAGTAGTCTCGAACCTTATTTCAGCGTGGTATTTAAAATCAAAAGGCACATTCATTACTTACCCCCTATCAGAATTTTATCAAAATATTCTAAGTTGCTCCTAACAATGCTCCATAATTCATCCATACTGTCTGTGCCAAATATTTCATCAATAGGAACACAATCTTCTGCTAAATGAATACCATAGCAATTATCATAATATAGAAATATAAGTATCTCACATCCATCCTCTTCATGTTGTACTCCCCAAGTCAATCCCTCATCATTTATATCTGTCCAATCATTAAATCCTAATAATCCAAAATCCATACAATATTCTATTTCATTGCTAAAATTATATGATCCATTAATTTGTTTTAAACTGTTCATCTTACTTACCCCCTTCTCTAATCTTGTCTTTTAAAGTTTACAAGCGTAATCAAAACCATGTTTTTTTTCATATCCTTTAAGTACCAATCAACAACATTGGTCTTTGCCTCTTTCATGAAAATTAATTTTTGTTTTTGATAGTCTTTCTCATTGAAAAATTTTCCATCTTGTTTTCCAACCCAGACATCTTTTTCTTTAATTGTAAACTGTTTCATCATCTCATCCTTTTGTTGTGACACAAGGGGGCGGGATGCGGATGAGACAACTTCGCCCTGACGAGCTGATGCCCCCTCTATTGTGTCAAAATGTTTGTTATTTAATTGTCTCATCACTCTGAGTATAAGGAATAATAGTCATACATGCAATCACTTTAGGGAATATACAGGGAAGGGTTAGGGAATAGTAGGGTATACTCAAAAATAAAATATAGTATACTGGTGTATGCTCTAAAATAAAATACAGCATACTGGTGTATGCTATTATCCCTTTTAAGAAATAAAAAAGCCCTCATAACAAGGGCTTTAATAAGACAGGAACAACGATTAAAATTCTTCTTCAATCCTCATAGATATATTAAATGTATCTAGTGCTACTTGTTGCATATCCAAACTGTTCTGGGCGAACCTGGCAAATATGTGTTCAGATTCAGCATTTGCTCCAGCACTATCTTTATCTACTGAGAATATAAATGGCAAGTGAGGACCATTAGTTAAATTCCATATATCTTCAACAACTGCATCATCATCAAAATCTTTTATGTGATATTCGTCTGGCATTACATCAGTAGATGCTAAATAACTAAAATTCATATCATAGGCTAAACGACCACCATATAAATGTCTATCAGATGATGAGGTAGTGAAAGGGGATTTAGATGTAGATGAGCCTGTTCTTCCATGACTTGTCATATTAGCAAATCTTTGACCGCCTATGGATTGCTGTATATTTACTTGGTCGAATATAACTGATCTTTGTACTGCTATGTCTGGAGATCTTGGCATATCATAATATTCGCCTATTAATATCTGTCCTACTGTGAAATCTGTACTGCCATCCCATGTGTCATCTGTGGCTGCACCAGTACCAGCACCAGCTCCTTCAAATTGAATACCCCAATATCTTAGGTCTTGTTCATCAAAGGTGAATATCGTACTGCCATCTGTAGCTGGTTGCACTACTACGCTCTTATTATTACTAGCAGCAGTAATTGTGTCAGCATTTACTACCTCTGTAACATTCTGACTACCCCAACTCACATCTGCTGTATCAGCATTTCCAGCATCAACTGCTGTATGGTCATCATCCTCACCACCAGCGAACACTCTGATCTTTCCACCAGAACTATCTAAATTATGATTTAATATTGCGACAAATGATTGCTTTGGACTTGCACTCTGTAGATTAAGAGTCACCAATACCTGACTATCTGTATCTCCAGATGTATCAAATGAAACAAGATTCAAAGGTCTACCATCAAATAGTTCCGCCTCTGAGCCTGTTTGTATTCCCCTAAATGCAGATGCTCCTGATCCGCCTGTTGCAGTTACATCAAAATTTCCATTCTGTGCCACACCTCTACTTAGTAGATATTGGATATAATCTACATAAAATCTAGGTTGTCGTATATTCATGTTTGCCATTATGCATCCACCTTTATTGCCTTAATAGAACAGCCACTTACTGTTTTGCTGATACTTGCTACAATGAAAACATCAGAACTGAAAGCTGCTCCATATAATTTCAAATTTGAATCCCAATTCTCAAAAGTAAAATGATCAGTAATCTCTAGGTCATTATGCTTTGGTGATAGGACATTAAATTCTATTATTACTTTTCTATCTTTGAAAATTGCTTTGTAGCCATCTGCCATTTGGGTAGCAGTAGTGCTGTCTATAATACCTTCAGCATCTAGTTTAAGTTTTAAAGATTGATTATTTCCGTTTACTGTAGTTCCAGCAGATGTTGAATCGGTTGTATTAACTAGGCTCAAATTCTGTTCTTGGCCATAGTCATAATTGTAATTGACAGTAATATCATTTCTTACTGTATTCAATGTTGATTTAGATATTGATTTTAGACTTATTTCATTATAGTCTATTGTTTTATCATTAGAAAATGTATCTCCTGGTCTTAATAAAGTTCTGATCTTAAACTTTCCATCACCACTTAACCACACCCAGCTAAATGTTTGTTTACATATTCTATTGATCAAATCCCTAGAATTAATGAATTTAGGCTGACTAAAAGAAAATTTTATATCACCCACAGCATCATCAAATGGTTCTTTGATATGTCCATTGGTTGTATTCCCAGCGGTATCAAACAAGGCATAATCAATGTTTGAAGAAGATAAAGATAGCTCGGTTCTAAGAACATCCTCAATTATGTATACAGGGTTTTCAATAAGGTCATTTTGATCATATCCATTATTCCTAGAATCTGCATCTACCCAAGCACCATACTTTCTGCCTTTCCCCGATACATAGACATATTCAATTTCTGCTGGATAAATAGTTGTTTTAGTTCTAGTTCTTGTGACTGTATCTCCTACTGTGGCATCATATTCATCATATCCAATATCTAAAGCGGATGCTGTTTGAGTCACTACTTCATATAGTTCATTTGTTTTATGGGATAATATTTCATCTATATCAAACTCTACTACAACTCCAGACTCTAGTATCTTAACAGAAAGGTTCCCATCACTAGCACCAGCAGCTAATTTGTAAGCTAGAGTGCCTTCAAAATTCCAAGATGCAGTATCACCTGAGAATACAGATGCAATACTATTAGATAATTCAGCATTAGAAGTGACATCACCAGTACCATAAGCTGTGTTCCCAACTAAAAACTGATTTAAACCAGATAATGAACTAGCAGAACCACCTCTAGTTACATCCCCAAATTTTGTTACAGCAGTTATTCCCACATACTCCCCAAGTTTTGTTATTGATGGTAGTGCATAGGTAACAGTAACATTGTCACCACTAGCACATCCAATCGTAGTTATGTTGGAAGTATCAAAAACCCCATTTGATATATTTGCCTCATTTGTATGGGTAAATGTTCCAGAACCGCTTTCAGTAATTGTAAACCCAGAACTGCTTAATGCGAAATATGCTTTACACCTAGAGCCAGTAAATTCAATTCTCGGATTATTGGTTGTAGCATCTGTTGTTCCTGTGATCGTAGCATAGTTTCCATTCTTATAATAATATATATTTTCAGAATCAAGAGTATGCATTGCCTCGCTATCCACATGAGCCTCTACCGCTGCCTCTCCCACATCAAATTTGTCTGTAATTATTGCTGGAAAAGCACTTTTATAAAATGTTTTGAACCTATCAAAATGAGTAGTTGGAATTGTTCCTATATCTGTTTTTTCATAGAAATCTCCATACGCTATAGGAATAGGCTTATTAATGTTTTTCTCAGGTGCATTAGGATATGTGGAAGAATCTACTGTTGAAGTAGGTATGTTTTTATGCCTTTTAGGATTGAGGTCTAATAGCGTTAAACTAAGACTATTATGGTCGTATTTAATATCTCCAGAAATAACTCCTGTACCTATCATTCTGGCTGATGTGTCGTATGTACCAGCTTGTGATGTATTCAAAAATAATTCCCATTTGCGATTAGCAAAATTATCAGTAGAAAAAAGATCAGAGAATCTTCCGCCTTTGATAGACCTATCAGTATTAATGAGTTTGATGGTCATGTTCCCTGTAGATGTAGTAAAGTCATAGAAATTAAGAGATTGTGAATAACTACCCCAGGATGCTACGATACCATGATACATATCTGCACCATCAAGTCTATCTATATCGCTAACACCTACAAAAGCAGACTCATCATTATAATATAATTTACAAACCCAAAACGCTGTTGAATTAGATGAGTTAAGAGCATTTGAAAGACTGGCATCAAAACTAAGCATTTAACTTCGTGCCTAATGATGTTGCTTTATTTAAGGCTGGTATTAGCTCATTATTTACATAACTCTCATCTATTAGACCACCTTGTATATTGATGGTCATTCCATTACCGCTACCATTAATATTAGGAGATGATATAGGATCAACCCTTACTCTTTCTTGACCACCAGGATTGTCTCCGACCATTATCATTTGAGGTCCAGAAGTTATAAAATCTCCACCAGTAGCAAAACTGGCTAATGCTTTATCCATTAAACCACTAACAACTGCTCCCCCTGTAGCCGCAGCGATCAAATTGAAGGGATAAGGAACAGTTTTAAAAACACTAGAAATATATCCAGCGACCGCTTCCATAGCCTCTGCTCTCACTACTGCCTTCATAGCATCTTTAGCTGAACCTTGTTGTAAAGCTGCTGATTTTAAATCTTGTATGATTAGTTTTTCTTTTTCAGAATGAATTAGCCCTAGTGACTTAGCTTCTTCTGGATAAAGTTCTAAAAACTTTTTTCTGTTTTCTTCTTCAGCTTTGGTCATTTCAATCTGTTTAAGGTGTGCATCTTCAAAATTGGTGAAACCTAAAGATTCTTGAAAATTCTTTTCCTCTTGTACTGCTCTAAGTCCTTCAACTACTTTTCTTAATTGAACAAGTCTCTCTAATTGCCCTAATTCAAATTCTGTTACTTCTCCACCATGTTTAATAAGTTCTAGCATTACACCATCAACTCCAGAAAGTGCTTCTTGCTCTATTAATAATGCTTGTATCTCTGAGCCTATTGAATCTGACCTATCTTTATGAAACTTTACTAATAGTTCTTGATGTGTTTTTTGTCTATCTAATTCTTTGTTAAGTTTTTCTGTTTCTTTTCTCAGTTGCTCTTGTTTAGCTGCATAATCAGTTGTATCAGTTACTACTGCCTCTGTTGCTTTTTCTATATCAAAAAGATTCATAATAAAATCACCAGTCCATGCAATACCTTCATCTATTTTGGTAGCCAATTTTCCAATTAGTTCAGTAGTTCCAATAATAGCTGGACCAAAAACCTCTGCAAGAGTTTCTGCTGTATCGCCAATGGTATTATGCATCTGTTCTATTTTGCCTGACATAGTTTCAGCAGAAGATCTTGCTTGTCCACTAAATAACTCTGCCATCACTTTAACTGCCTCTCCAGCTTTCATTTCAGCAGCGGTTAATTCTCTTAATTGAGGCACTAATTCGCCTAACTCTCCAGCCATACCGCTAAATGTTTTAGCTGTATTCCTTATGGCACTTTCTAACTCCATTCCAGTAGCAGATGCTAGATCCATAGCAACAGGAATTATATCTATTATCTGTTTTTCTGTAAAGCCCATACTAGCAAGAAATGCCTGTTGTGCTATTGTTGCTTCATCTCCAAATCTAGTTACTTTTTGCAAAGCACTAGCTTGGTCTAGCAATGCTTTTGATGTTCTACCTAATGCAAAAGCTAATTTCTTTTCTGCATCTTCTTGTTTACTAGCAGCCTCAATGGCAAATTGAAAACCATTGATCAAGCCTCTAGCTCCAAAATAGGCTGCGGATGCTAGACCAACAACTTTACCCATTTTAGATATAGCACCATTAAGACCACCTAGTTGCTCTTTAGCTTTTCCAGCTCCAGTAGTTGATACCTTTATATTTACATTTTTATCAGCCATAATTAATTATAGGGGATCAAGTTAGAAGGGAGGCTATACACTAAGATACCACATAAGTGGTAAGACCTGATCCCCATATTATTTCTTCTTTTCATCTTTTTTCTGCTTATGCTTTAAAGCCACCCCTAATTCATTCTTAATAATTGTAAAATATTCCAATTTATGAGCATCTGTTTCATCTAATGTTCTACCCAATGGAATATGATAGTCTTGTATATAATGATATTCATTGATCAGATTGAAATAGCGTTCTTCGAGTAAGTATCTAGGATTAGCGAACATATTAACAAGATACCACATCTCTTGCCCCATTGTCCTGGTTCCATCATTTGCATCTGATATATGCATGACCTCATCATAAATATCATCTACTGTATTAAATTCCTTTTTTTGTCTAGTAATGGGAGTTTCGCATACATAAGGAAATATGAATTGATCATGTGGTTTGGGTGACATAACCCAATACCAAACACAAAAAGCTAACCCCCATCTTCTTTTTTTTCAGTATCAGATAAACCTAGATAACTCATCATACAAGCTGTCAATATCTTTAACTGAAAATCATAATCATGATCTTTTAAAGCGTTGTCAGGATCATTAAAAGCAATCTCTGCTGTATGTCCGAGCAACAAATTAAAATCCTTCTGCTTAACATTATCAGTACCATTCTTATATACATCTGCAAATTCACCCTGTAATCCAAGTTTCTGTGAATAAGATATGTTCCTGACCAATATCTCTTGGCCTTCTACTTCTATTTTCATGCCTCCCCCCTATGATCAACAAGCTACTTCAACAAGTGCTGTACTTGAACCAATACCCGAACCTAGAGCCTTAACTGAGCAATCGATCATCATTAATGAACCTTCGCTGAATGCAACATTTGTTAATGCTGAACCAGTAAACTTGAATCCAATATTTGCATCTGCTAGTGATGCTTGATGATTCATCAAAGTAGCACCCTGTGATGCTCCAGCAGTTTGATTGTTAAATGTTTCAAACAATGCAGCGGTATTACTATCATACATTAATGTAAAGTCTGCTGTTGCTGATATTTCCCCAGACCTTGTTGCTGACTCAAATCCAGTTGATGTAACACCAGCAAACACCACATCATTTGTGATATTCAATGAAAATGATGATACGATCACATTAGCTACTCCAGCCACTATTCTATCATCTGCATCCCATGCACTCATAAAATAATCATTTGAAGTGATAGCGGTGTCTATGGTTGTTGTTGCATCAGTAAGGTCTGTTGCTAGGCTACCAGTTTTAAAAGTAGCAGAGAATTTTACTCTACCACCTTCTGCATCTGCTGAACCAGATAGAACCAGATTAGTGCAAAAACAATCTTTAAAAGATAGGTCTGCATTAGTTCCATAAGCTGATTTGTAAACAATAGATAATAATTGCTGATCAGTTTGGTTTGCTGTTGCTGAAGTGAGTGTACTTGTGGCTGCATTAGATGCGATAGCATAAGGTGAAGAAGTGTCTGCTGTTAAGTGACTTAATAACAGATCTAGTCCTTCAGTTGTTGCTGTACCCGATACAGTCATTTCTTTTATTGTGTTCCGCTTTTCGTGAAAAAAGTCTGTTGCCTGTAGAACTCTACTCCCACTTCTAGGATCTAATACTTGTTCGACACCTAAAGATGGAGAGCCTATTGAATCAACATCCAGGGCGATCAAACTATTATTTGGGGAGGATTCATCTACGGCATGAGTTCCCCAGTCATCCTGTTCTGCAATTAGAAACGAGAATTGTTTGGGATCAAAAGCATTAGTTGCTACTGCCATTACTTAGTCTCCTGTTTTTGTTTTTTTACTTCGGTTATTAGATCAACTGCATTTTTGTGAACTTTATCCACATTGACAGTTTTACCATTATTCAGATCTTCGATAAGCTGTTCATCATATCCGCTTTTCATAAAGCACCATCCAGAGTTTTCTGGTATTTGCTTATCTTTTTTTAATTTTATTTTCATGCTGCCTCCAGTCCTGTGCAGTTAAATGTGATAATAGCTCTTATCTTGCTCTCATCCTCTTCATCTCTTTCATAGGTTACATTCTCCACCCTACCATTGAACCAGTAATCTGTTACATTAGCATTGTTGTCTGGTGCAAATAATCTCTTTAAATGCTCTGCTGTATTTGATAACTGTTTAAAAGCGTTCTCACTCATATCTCCACCAGTATTCAACTGATATGACATAGTGATGGTGTAATCTCTGGTCTGACCACTAGCAAGTATTTGATTTAAATTATCTTCTTCTGGAGTGATAAGAATACTATGATTGCCAATATGCTCATTGAATGTGACAGGAATAGACACCTCATCAGCTACTATATTGGCTAGTTTATCAATGACATTATTTATTTTATTGGTATATGTGATCATATTCTCTCTACTGATGACATTTTAATAGGTGTTGTAGATGAATCAACTACTCCAGAGACTTCCATTTCCCATGTATCATTT